GCGTCAGCATATGAATTTTCTGTACCATCATAAAATACTTTACCACGGTTTTCATATCCTAGTCTAGCGATCTTTCTTACACCAAACGTAATAGAATAATCAAACGGAGTTGCTATAACTTCGGTTTCTAGTCCATCTGTAATTGAGAAGACGTCTACATCCGATACGGAGTTACCTCCATTTACAGCTCCGTAAAACGTAGCAAACTTAAAAGCTTTCTTAAGCCCCTGAGCGTTTACATTTGCTATACACAGCGAAAACGCTAATAATGCAATTACTTTTTTCATTTATAATTTATCTTTTACCTCCACCCCTCGATGATCCACTCCTTGATGAACTGCCTCGTGATGTGCTTTTTGGTTTAGACGAAGTAGAGTCTTTCTCTTCTTCATAAGCTCCTAGGTTATATTTACTCCAACCCATGGACATTAACGCTCTTTGCCAAGCCGAGTGCTGGTTGTTTAAAGCTTCTCTCATGTTTTGTGTTTTGTTGTACAGTCTGTTTAACGGAACATTAGTCACACCTTCAATGTAACTGGTGGCTGCGGACCATTGAGGATTGTCAATATCAAAAGTTTCCATTTCTTCTATAGCTTTTTTGTTATAGTTTAACGTTTTTTCAGCGTTAACTATTTTTCTAGCTTTTATACCTAAAGGTGGAGATACGTTTAGCATTTCCATTAAAACAGCGCTTTCATCTTTATTATAACCTGCTTCTCTTTGCTCTGCAAACTTCATGGCCATGTTTTTAACTGTAGCTACAACAGCTCCCATGACTCCGCTTCCTCTTAAAACAGAGTCAATACTACCGTTTATCATTCTCTCTTTCTTTTTGAGAAACCTTTCGTCATCCTCGTTGTCGTCAAACAGAGCGGCAAATAAAGCCGTCTGTAGTCCATAGAATATCATGTTTTGCACAGCAAAGTAATACATGATTCTAGACGCGTTAGACACATCGCTTTGGAACTGCGAAGTATTAGGCTTTGTTATTCTTCTGTTTTTTATATCCAAAAACGCTTTTTTACCCAACCTGTTAAACTGAGATGTTACGTTTTGAAACGCTAGTATAAACTTACCTAATGGCGAGGCTTGTTGCTGAGATACCATGTCTGGTCTAGCGGACTGCTGAGTAGACTGCGTTATATCTTGGAAATCTGTCCAAGCTTTTGCCTCAGCTTCAGTCTTAGATAAACCTTGCTTTAAATATGTTTTAATTCTATTTCTGTAATATGTAGCGCCACCGGTTGCAATAGCTATATTATCACCGATTTGTGTAGGTGTAAAACCAATCTTCAAGAGCTCCCTTATTAAAGTTCTCACAGGGAATTTAGACTTACTGATAGTTTCAGCTAGCTCAGATCCGTTAACATCAGTCTGTATACCACCTCTTCTCTGCTTTAGCATGTCAGAGTTAAAAATGTAAGACCAATCGCTCCAGTATTGTTTTTGGTCAGCAAAAGCCTTAGCTGCGTTAAACATGTTGTTATCAGCAAAGTTTATGTAGTTCACTATAGACATCTGCTGAAGAACAGCTGATCTTATATTAAAGAACATAACACTACCAACAGCCCCATTTATATAGTTAACAAATCTATTTACTAAAGCGTTGCTTCCACTAGGTCTGTTTCTACCAGTTTTAATTCGGTACAACATATCCTCTAAAGCTTCTCTAACACCTTTACCGTACCCAGCTTCAATCTTGTTGAGGTTTTCTTTAGAAAATATTATATCCGTGTTTTGTAAAAACTCCGCGAAATACTCTTCTCTACCAACCCTACCAGTTGCGTCGTTTAGATCCATTCTAATATCACCAGACTCCCACCCTTCTGTAGGGCTCACGTAAGCTTCTTGTTTAGATATAACACTTAAAGTATCCGCGTAAGCTTTCAGCTCTGGATTAGAGTTGATATAGTCAACTAAATTCTTTTGATCTGTTTTAGTTATACCAGGTATATCATAACCGTTGGTATCCCATAGATAAACTCTTATAGCGTCTTCATTGGTAAAATCACCTTCTGGTGTTTTCTTTTTAAGTTTACTTTTAACATCAGGAAATCTTTTGTTTAAAGATTTAAAGTCGTTAGCTATACTTTGTCTAGCTGTATCAAGCTCTTTGTTGGCTCTATTTAAAGGTCTAATTAAGGCTTGCTCTAGAAAGTCTCTGTGTGCGTTACCTTTCTTCCCTACACCCATGAAGTTGTAGAGTAGCCCAACGAAGTCCTCGTGAGATGGAGGTATAAAGAATCTAAACTTACCCTTACTTTCACCTCTTTTACGAGCCTTCATGCTAGAGAACCTTTTAACAGCTTCTATGCCTAGTATGTCTTCAAGGATTTTGTTAAACTCACCGTCCATGCTTTGGCTAAACTTCACTCTGGCTTGCTGAACTTTAGACTTAACGTCAAATTGATCTAGCATATTCTTAACAGCTTTCACGTTTTGAATAGCGTCATCTGCAAAGTAGAAGTCGTTGTAACCTTCACCAACTTTTTCAGCTATCCACAAAGCTTTAGCCTCAGCTTCCGACTTTCCTAAACCTGTTATATTCTTAAGAGGTATATTTAACCCTTGAGCATCTAAAAACTGCTTAATAGCTTTAGCGGACTCAGGAGATCTAGCGGTTAAAACAAACATATTATCTGTCCCAAACTTACCAGCAAGCTTCATAGCTTTATTAAACAGCGGCGCTGTTTTACCTTCAACAACCTTGTTAAATTCTGAAAAATCAAATTTAGCCCCTTGAGCTAGTAGGCCCGCACCTTGCTTCGCGAATTCCTCTGCATTTATTTTCATAGAACCTATTGGAGTTTCGCTTATAGCAGACTTATCAAACACCACGGTGCTTTTAGTGTTTTTACCTGTTACCTGAGCTCCGTCTGTATATTCCACACCTGACAAACCATCTTTCTTTAAGGCTTTAATTACTTTGCTTATTTCACCTTGCTTAAGAGAGTTTGGAAATCTAGTGTCAATAAGCTCATAAGCTAAAGCATCTTCGGTGCTATAACCTAACTCCTCTATCTTGCTTAGCAATTGTGCCTCTGTACCTATTTTAGACTTATCAACATATATTTCTTTAACTTCACCTCTATTTGACTCAGCGTAAGCCTCCGCTTCCCTAACTTCACTAGCTAGAAAGACAAGCCCAGCGCGATCTCCTAGCTGTTTAAACGACTTAGGGCTACCGTTGAAAAGTTTCTCTTGCGTTATATTAGGATCTATAACTATAACCTCCGACTTAGTAGTAGCTAACGTGTCGTCAAAGTCTAATACGGTGATACCTTTAGTTTCGCTAGAGCTAACTGTTGGTATTTCTTCTAGTTGTGCTAGTATACTTTTACCCTCTTTGGTAGAGGTATCTAAACTCCATCTACCTACTCGCTTGAACTCACTAGAACTAACGGTTTTTATATTGGCTAGTTCTGCAGCTATTTTTTTACCTTGTTTAGTGGAAATATCTAAATTCCATTTACCAACTTTTACTATATTTTCATTACTAGTTGATTTAGAAAAACTAGCTCTTGAAGTTTTAACTGCGTTACTTAATATCTTAGCTTCTTTAGCTTTTCTTTGCGTTTCCATGGCAGCAACCTCTTTGCTACGCACTAAAGCGTCAAGCCTAGTTAAACTACCTATACTTTTATCTGACTTTAGGGTTTCTAATGTAGATTTAGGTATTATTGGTATAGCTCTAAACGTAAGCGTCTTTAGACCTGTTTTAATTCTTGAGTAACTTTTAGCTCTTTGAACCTTTATAGCTTTAATCAAGTCGTTTCTACTAGCTGAACCCATCTCAAAGTCTGTAGCCACCCTTTGAACAGGTCTAAAGTATTCTGGGTCTTTCATTTTTTCAGCAAGCGCTAACAACTCTGTGTCGCTCATGCTGTTTATGTTTTTTATATCAACCTTTGTGTACTGAGTATTAGGAATTACTCGCAAGTTAATAACAGCTTTACCCTCTAATTTGGGTAGGTTTAATGGATTAGGCCCATCACCCATGTGAAACAAACCTCTACCCATTAACTGTATCGTGCTAACTGGGTAGTTGGCTTTTTTATTGTATATTTCGCTTACTAGGTCTAAGTCTATTTCCATAGACGCAAGTGTAGTACCTACTAGTTCTTTAAAGTCGTTGTAATACTCGCTAGGCAGAACACTTATATTTTCCCAGTCATACCCGTATTTCTTTTTTAAATGCTTTTTAACTTGATTTATTTTCTCTTGTGCTGGTTTACCAAGCGCCTCCATTAACGCGTCGTTGAACGTGTAATCCTTTTTAATAATAAAATTACCACCAGCATCAACAGCAAACGTAACGCTGCTATATTGAGCGTTACTCATTTTAGCCTCGATGTTAAACAGTTGACCTTGTATTCTTATCTGTATATCAGGCAAACCACCTTTTTCGCTTGGCTCACGCATGGTAACTTCAAGAACATCTTTGCCATACTTTTTCTCAATAGCTATAGCCTGATCTATTAAAAACGCTTCATACTGTATACCTCGTTTACCTGCTTTAACTAGCTTTCTAAATGCCGCACCGATAAACTTTAAATCGTTTACATCTTTCAGCAAACCAGCAGTGTATAGTTCTTTGTAAACAAAGTCTCTAACTTTTTTACTATATTTTTTTGTGTATTTTGGTAAAGTTTTACCATTGGTGTCAAATACAATTTCACCAGATTCTATTAAGTTTTTCAAATCAACCGCAGCTTTAACCTCAGATTTTGAAAACTTAACTTGGTCATTGTAATTACCTAGCACTTCTGACTTTTGCCTATCAAGCTTATTAGCAAAGTCACGAAGTTTAGCTTCAACTATCGCATCTATATTAGTCGATGTTTCCTCAATCTCGGTGTTGATGGCATCTTTAACTATTCCCTCTGCTATTAGCTTAGCTAAACCTGCTTGTCTACCTCTTAGCTTGTTAAAGTGTGATTGAGGTTTAACATCGCTAGCTGTGTCTGTAAAGAACTTTGTAAACTTAGCTTTGTTAGTCTCGATTTTGAATACAGCCTTTCTAAAGTTACTATCTTTCTTAAGACTAGGTTTATCAGCTTTTTTAGTTCGCTTTTCCTCTACACCTATTTTAGTTAATTCAAATAACGTTTTGTAGTTATTCTTTATAGTGGTAACATCTAAACCTTTAATTATGTTTTCATAATTAAAAGCCATAAAAGCTTTGTACTCTTCACTAACTTTCACCTCACCCTTCTTAAAGCTAATACCACCCATTTCTTTTTGAACGGCTTTAGTAACTTCTTTTTTAACAAGCTCAGTTAATCTCTCTTCTAAGTTAGCTGGATTTTGTTCTATAAGATCAGCTATTTTAAGCTGAGTCTTAAGATTAATAATCTTCTTGTTGTCTAAAGTAACTTCCGCTAGACTTTGTAGTACTCTTTGCTTCTGTTGCTTTTTAGTATCAGCTACTGTTTCTTCAGTAGTGTCAGCTATCGTTTCAGATACTGTTCGACCGTATTGATCTTGAGTATCTATGCTAGTTGTTGTTGCTTGCTCTTGACCTTCAACGGCTAACTCTTTTTTAGCGACTAATCTAGCGAAATCTTTGTTAGCCATTAAGAACTCACCGATAGTCACAGGCTCTGTAGAGTCTGTTTTTCTTTGAGCCTGTGGGTCATAGTTTAACAATCGCTCACCTAATATTCTTATAGCTTTTTCTCTTTCTTTAGGGCTTTTTACAACCGCTTTTATATAACTATTTATAGCACCACCGTTTTCGATAATAGAATCAAGTACATCATCAAACTCTCTACTTTCTTGGAAATCCTTTTTAGTATATTTCCCATCTCTACCTAACGCACCTTTTCTAATAACATCTTCTATAGCGTTAACCGCTTCTACGGCTTTAGATCTAGAAAACGAAGTTTCACTAGCTGTTACACCTCCACCGGCTAAAGCTATAGCTCTTTTACCAAGCTTTCCTTCTTGAACGTTTTTATGATATTCTTTTAAAAAATCATATGCAGCTTGACCGTCCGCGAACTCCTTGTTTACATTGTATCTCTTAAACACTTTGTGAAGTATATCTCTAATTTTAGTAAAAAGAGTGTCTTCGAAAGTTATTTGACCTTTTTCAATAGCATCAGAAAAAGCTGTAAACCACTCATCTGTAGTTTCTAAAAATTCTGGATCTTCTTGTATTTGCTCTTGGTAATTATCTTGTAGTCTTTTCGTAACAGCCGTAAGTTGCTTTTCGCTTAAAACATTTTTAAAGCTAGATATTAACTCTTTTTTACCACTTACATCTAAACCTTGCATGTGCTTCGCTAAAATGCCATGCAATATTTCATGCGATCCAACAGATATAGCGCCCCTTTTTCCTGCTATATCTTTATTTATAACAATAGAATCACCAACTATAAAACCATCTGCATTAGAGACATCCTCGTCTTTTATAAGTTTTATTTGATCATCTGGGTTAGCGGCGTTATGTTCTTCAGCGTTCTTATTATGCTCTTCCCTTATTTTGTTAAATAGCTCTTGAGCACTTGCGTTATCATCAGCCACGTGTACATCTTTACCTATCTTTTTCCCTGCGGCCTCTGCAAAAGCTATAGTATCTGATATTTTTATATCACGCCTAACTTTAGCAACTTCTTTAGCGGTTTCAGTTTCCCCATATCCTACAGCACCCTCATACTTACCAATAATATCTGAAATTTCATTCTCAATATCACTCAGTTTTTTTTCAGCATCTGGCACCTTGTAAGCTCCTTCTTTTTTAGTATCTGCTTTAGCTTTCTCTCTTTCAATCTCTAATTCAGTTAACTTATCTCTATCTTTTTGGTCTGTAATTCTTGTGTCTATCTGAGAGTCTATTATAGCGTCATTTTGCTTACTCTTAACATAATTATCAAACGCCTTATCTCCAGTAACCTCTATCTTCATCTTAGCTAAATCAGCTTTTGAAGTATTAGGGTTATCTATTGTCTCTTTTATCTTATCAGCAGTAACGTCTTCGCCGTTTAATTTATATGAAGTATTTGTCAGAGCTGACTTAACTATATCAGAAGTGTTAACAGCACCTTTTGCCTCACCTATAGCCTCTAGGAATATCTCCTCTCCTTTAAGCTCTTGTCCTGCAGCTAACATACCTAAAGCTTCACCACCACCACCACCAACCATCTCTACACCTGTAGTTGCTGCGGCTACTTTAGCACCTGTTTTTAAACCTGCTTTTGATAAACCCACAGCGCCTTTTGTCGCGGCTGAAGTGATAATTTTACCACCAACCCCACGAGATAAACCCATGGTTAAACCTTCTACAGCCCCAATAGTTAAACCTCTAGCTAAAGATCTTGATTTAACTCTGTCCATAACGTCTTTATCGTTCAATAAAGCTCTTATGTTTTTTTCGTTAAAGTCTTTATCCCCTAATTCATCTCTCAATAGATCTGTTAAAGTCAAACCAGTTTCCATAGCACCAACCAACCCTGCCATACCTCCACCTATAGCTCCAGCAGCACCACCACCAACGTAACCTAAAGCTGTTCCTATTGGACCTCCTATAGAACCTCCAAGAGCTCCAATACCACTTCCAGCACCATATCCTACACCTGCTCCAACCGTGGTAGCCGCTGCAACTTCCTCTGAGTCAACTAAAGAAGAAACCATAGTAGCAAAAGATGATGCTATAAACTGAGGTGCGTAACCTGGGTTTTCTAATAAACCCATAAAACCTCCTAAGAAACCACCTCCATGTTTTTCCGTATCTTTCCTCCAAGAAGCAGCTTCGTTTGTTTCTGGATTTTCTGTCATAGCGTTTGCCGCTTTCACAAAACCCTTTAAATCTTCCTCTGATATATTACGCCCTTGTCTATACACGTCAAAAGCTTCACCAACACCTGAACCAGCTTTAGCTCCTCCAGATATCGCGGTGAACATGTCTTCAAACCACCCTTTATCCTCAGGTAACTCATCTTCACTAGCTGATAGTTGCCCCAAAGAAGTATCTACCGATGCTGATTCCATACCTACGGGTACTATTTGTGGTACCGCTCCCGCATCGGTCGCAGCGGCACCTCCCTGCTTTACTACAAGTCGCCCTTTATCTGTCATTTTTTGAATGTAAGTGTTTACATCCATATTGTAGTTACCCGCAAGCTCTTTAAGCCTAGCTAAGTCTACCTGTTCGCCGTTAAGTTCGTACATATAATATTATTTAATTTGGATTATTTGGATCAGCAGCAGCGTCCATTAGTAGTCTTCTTTTTTGCTCTCTATAAGGCTTTAGAATATCAATCGAATTTATTTCGTCTATAATCTTTTGCGCTGCTTCTTCTCCTAACATACCAGTTTCAAATCTAAGTGTCTTCCCGTTCACTACAACTGGGTTTCCTGTATTTAAATCTACAAGCATTATGTCATCACTAAGAGGATTGTCTGCACCTAAAATTCCGTCTTGGTTTGGATCGACTCCTGGAAAAACATCCGTAGAACCATACTGTGGTACAAACTTGTATTTTTTACTAAAATCTGTGTCCGCAAAGTAGTTATTAAGATTTTTAGCGGCATCATCGTCGTTATCTACATTTATCGCTCTCCATTCAGCGCCTCCGGTTATTTCATCTTGGCCTTCATCTCCACCTGCGTCTAGTGTAGTTTGGAAATCCTTATGATTGCGCGTTTCGTTTGATCTTACCGCTAGCTCCTGTTGAGCAACTCCATAAGGCGTTAACTCCCCTACTTTTTCGCCGTCAAAGTTATATTCTACGTACATTTGAGTGGAATCATCCCACTCGTATCTTCCAAATTTACCTTCTACAGTATCTCTTTCAATTATACTATTTCTTCTTTTTAGTTTTTCGTGCGCTGTTACGGGTACTTGTTGGCCGTTCCAAAGTGCGTTTGATTTATAAAATCCATTTACACCGTCATCACCACCACCACTACCAGTTTTTTCTTCGTCAGCTCTATACTTTATACCTAAATCAACAGCTCGACCACCTTCTTCGTCAGCGTAAAACTTAGCCGCGAGAGAGTGAGCTAAGGTTCTTTCCTGTGGATTAGGATCTACCAGTGACTTTATAAATTCTTCGTAGTTTTCTGGAGTAGCGAAATCTTCTTTTGTAATTATATTATCATTATTTTCATCAAGCTCTGGTTTCATGCTGAGCAGAACATCAAGTATCTGTTTTGACTCAGGGCTATCTGGATTATGTAAAGCATCATAATAACTTGTAGATTGACCAAACATTTTAGTCCTTGCGACACTAGCAAACCCGTCTGGGTTGTTACTAAATAGGTCTTCAAGATTGTTTTGTATCTCCTGAAGCACGTCTTGCTTTTCAAGTTTAGTGTTGTTTTTAGCGCTTTTTCTTGCGTCGTTTAATATCGTGTTAACAGAGGTTATAGAACTTGTATCTCTTTTTCTAAGTAGTTTAGATATATCTTCTATAGACTGTCTTTCAAAAGAAGTAGTTTTATTATCTCCATCTGTGTAAGTAAAAGAAAACACACGTTTTCCATCTACGGTTTCTATTTTAAAAGAATCATCCGTAGCGTCACCGTTATAATGATTAGCAACATTCTTAATAAAAGCTATAGATGGAGCTCCAGTTAGTCCAACGTCGTAAGCGTTTGTGTTGTAAGACGTGATTATATCGTTACCTATTTGACCCTCTGTTTGTCTAGCTTTAGTATATTTATTTATTCTGTAAAGTAAGTCTGCCCTCTTTCTTTTATTTTCTTTACCAAATAGTGGTATATTTTTTAACTCTTCTCTATATGTATCTAATTGGTCTTGCATTTCAGCTCTTTCGCCCGCGTTGTTTACAGTACCGTCATTCGCGTTTTTAGCAAGCTTCTCCATAGCTTCTTTTGCCTCAGCGTTTATACCTTCAATCTCCTGCATGCTTTTTTCAAAGTTAGTGGATATACTATCCAATAACTCGCCTCTTTGCTGTAACAAACCAGCGGTCATACCTCTCATAGAGAACGGTACCTTAGCTCTTGCTAAAGCACCTGCTGAGGCTACTATTGTTGAATCTGCTTTTATATTCATACCTATAAGATTTAATGAATTGGACCGTAATCCTCGTAAGGATTATAAGGTGGAGGAGTAAGACTTTGGTTAGCTGATGTACTGCCGCTAGTGTTGTTGTTACCAAAATTCATTTGATCCCAAGGTACATTACCCATCATATCTCCAAACGCTTGAGCGTTTTGCATCTGCATCTGCGCACCAGCCATGTTCATGCTCATTTGATTTCCATAAGCCTGTTGTAAACCAGTAGAAGCACCTGCAGCTCCCTGATAAGCAACACCCAATAACGTGGCTTGTCTTTGCATCTCGGCTTCTTGCATCGCCATCTCCCCACCAGCTTGAGCCATTTGAATAGCACTAAGACCTTGTCTTTCCATCTGTTGGTTTTGCATAGCTCCTTGAGCTGATAGGCGCTGGTTGGCGGTTTCTTGTCGAGATATATCAGCTGAAACCTGTCTAGCTTGTAAACGACCTTGATTTGCTAAACTCTGAGCTAAACCAGCTATTCCAGACGATCCTGCGGCACCTTGAAGATTAGACATTATATTAGCCCTCTGCTGAGTACCTTGCTCCATTTGGAACCTAGCCGCCTCTTGATTTACAGTTAAGTCTTCATATGTATTCTCCATACCCTCAAATGGGTTTTGAAGATTTGCGTACGGATTTGTAAACTCAAACTCTCTGTATCTTTGTCTTTGAGCCTCTAGTAAATCGTCTTGCTCGCTTTGGTAAGCAAGCTGATTTGACACCTGTGTGTTAGCGTCTTCTCTAGCTTTCCTAGCTGAATTGCTACTTATCAAAGAACCTCCTAAAGTTGCTAACCCACTTATTACAGCTGCGCCTACTACGAATGCCATGATTTATTTATTTTTAATATATTCTTCATACTCTTCTTGATTTAACACTACCATGTTTTTTTCTAACTGCCTAACATCTTCGGTATTCGTAGGGTTTTTATGAGTGTTGTACCACACGCTTTTCTCATGAGCATATAAAACTCTTTGAGTCCCAGGTGTAGCCACTATATGACATGGCGCTGTATAGTCAACAATGCCATTCTCGCTCGAAACCGTTAAAGATCCAGATAGTAAAAAACACATATGTAGGTGTTTATGTATTGCGCCTATTACCGCTGTTCCTTTATGCATAGTCATCTTTCTGATATAAACCCCGTCCATAAAAAAATGTTCTATAGGTGTTTTGTCAAAGTCTGCGACTATAGGTTTACTTTTAGTACCAACAACAACGCTCTTATTATCTGCGTTAGCTGTTAACGCACTAAGTAGATTTTTCACATCTGACTTAAAGTTTTTCTGCAACTTATTATCAGTCATCATATTTAATTTAATTATACTAATATAGTTACATTTTTTAGTGTTTATTTACTACTTTCAGTTACCTCGGAACTTATAGCAAATAACTCAGCTTTTTCCGTTGTGTCATTACTCATGGTTACAGCCATGTAGTGTCCTCTTAAACCAGCGTCGTTAACAATAGCTGATTTTTGAAACAAAAGAAAAGCACCGTCCTGAATTTCAACATTATTCTGAACCTCTATCCAATCTGGACCTATTTCAGTTATATTCCCTAATGCTACTGCATCGTCTGAGTTTATTGGCTGTGAACCGTTTAAAACTGCTACATCGCAGTAAAATGCGTTATCCCCAATTTGCAAAGAAGAGTTAGCTATGTTTGTTGTTAAATATACTTTCATTACGATGCTGTTCCTGGTGTTATAAAATTTTCCGGTATAAAGTATATGCTTACGTTAGAACTTGGAAAACCAGTGATCTCTATAGACCCCTTTATCTTTATTTGCCGAGCGCACCCATCGAAATATAATTTCGTACCAGCTGTTAAAGTTTGGGCTGCTTGAACAATCATACTGCCAGCTGCCTCAGAAGCGCTAACAGAGGTAACTTTATTAGCGCTACTGTTATTGACGTTAAGACCTCTTATACCTACATGGTTGCCACCGGCTATACCATATGTTCCGTTTAAAGTTATCGTAGTGCTACTGGATACGTTCGCTCTAACTGTCTTAGTTAGTTCAACGGCTGTGGCTGTGAGTTCGTTAAATTTAATACTAATACCCGTAGCTTTACTTATAGAGGTCATACCTATTGCATCAAAAGCCAATATGTCTCCGTCGCCAAAAGTAGAACTGGAGGATAATGTAACCGTTTTAGTTATAGTATCTATAGCTTTTATGGAAGGCGTACCTGAAGACGCGCCTGATATTAAAGTCATACCAACTATCAAATTAGTAACCTCATCTAAAACTACTAGAGTGGAAGCGACGGCTACAGCTCCATTTACACTCTGTGTTACTCTATAGCGAAAATCATTTTCCGTAGGTTGCTTAATAAGTCTTAACCCAAATCCATTAGCATCGTTAGCTTTATTTGTGAAAGTCCAATCTAAAGACAACGTTCTTTCATACGTACCACTAGGATTACCTGTTACGGTAACCTGTGTGTCAGGTGGATTAGTTGTATATACATCTGTGTCGACGGGTTTTGCTGTGAACGTTAGCGTACGATCTACTGCTTGAACAATAGACTTACGTATTATATTCTTTGATCCGCTAATAGAAGTTTCTGTAGCTGGATTAGGAAATAGCATGATGTTGTATGTCTCTCCATCCGCGTCTAAAGGAAATGATATACTACCGCTATACCTGCTACTTGCTAATACAGCCTTTAGGTTGTTATTGTTAGTAAAACCAGCAGCAAAGGTTTTGTTTTTAAAATTATAAAAGTGACCGTCACCTAATCTAATAACTTGCATTATAAAAGAGGCGCCTCTTTCACCAATAACTGAAAAACCCCTACTTCCACCCTCTTTAGGTAGATTAGATAAAGATATATTTAATGAATTAATTAACATATTACTTTTCGTTTTTAACTATACCTAATCCTTGAACAGAAAACTTAGACGTTTGCTGTAAGGAGTTGTCTTCGATATCACCTCCTTTAATGTAGTTAAACCATTTACCTTCTTTCTCAATAAACTCGGTGACAAAACCAGACTCATCAGAGTTATAAATCTCAGACGCTTCCCAACCTGTTATATTACTTGTGTTATATGGAGCTAAATTTGAAATTTGTGTTTCTCCAGACATGTACGTCGTGTACCCTTCAACAGAGGCTTGAGAACCCTCATAATTTAAAGTATTGAAATTCTTTATAACCGAAGGTGAGTCGTTTAAAATCGCGGTCACGCTTGACGGGTATGGTACATCGTAAAATCTGTTGTATACATCTTTATCAAGGTTATGCTGCCATAACTCACCTTTATTCATAGTAAAGTATTGGTTTGATAAACTAACACCACTTTCAGGTATAAAAGATTTAAAACTAACCCAACCTTTGGCGTCTTCGCTGAAGCTTAATGTTTCACCCGTAGTACCGCCTTCTGAGTGTTTAGTTAAAGTTATGTTGTATTGCTTGCTGTAATCATCGTAACTACCAATAATATCGTCCGCAGGCGCTAGATTATCTCTAAAGTAATCACGCATTCCAGCGTCTGATATAGGTGTTAAACCATCCATAGACAATCTAAGTACCGCTCCTCTTTGTTTGTCTGAAAAATAAGCTCTATATGATTCTGATGCGAAAGACTCTGGGTTTTTAGATATACCAAAATCTCCAACAAAAGCAACCGCTTGTCCTAGTACTTGAGATGACGCTATTAACTGCGGGTTACCATCAGCATTAAATAAAGCATCTTTATTAGCTAGTATTTTCAACACTCTATCTTCACATAGAGCAATTAAGTCCGTGTTTCTGGAAAAGAGTTTTTGTATACTACCGTACGTAGGATTTAAATCTTTGGTGATTTTCTCAGCTTGAATAAACTGGTTTAGGTTATTCACGCCCGAGTTAGAATTGTATATACCAGAGTATATCAAACCAGACTTACGCATCTCTTCTGAGTATGGCTCTTCTAAGGTAGCTGAAGCTCTAGCTCCATTTGTAATTTGCATTTTGTTGAAACCATCTCGTATTCTATTAGATTCAATTCCGTCTCCAAAAGAAAAGCAGTTGTACCAACTTAATCCAACGCGTTTTTTAGGATCTAATTCTGCATTTACGATAAAAGAAGTTTTGAGATCTATTAGACTAGCAAAATCATTCCATTCATCTGGACCGTGATTAGGGTCATCAGATATCTTACAAGTAGTATAACTACCGTCAATTCTTACAAACTTAAGAACAGCGTCAGTATAATCATTTTCATCTCCATCCGCATTGAGAGCTGGAAAACCAGGTTCAATTTTTACTTTAAAAATAGTATTGTCAGCGTCAATACTCCACTGAGCAAGATGTGTTGACCCTGATATAATTAAATCATTTGGATTTAAACTTGCATTCGGTGTATCCTCTATGAACACTCTGCTGCCTACAGGTGCGAATATCTCTTCTTTGTTGTCTGAGATATTAGTTGGTATATTACCACTAGCTTCGTAGTATATGTTTAAATCCGATACCTGGTTAGGTTCTGTTTCCCATATAGCTGGGTAACTGACTAACTGTCCGGCTACAAGTGGTGGCGTGTCAGATATAAATTCTATTTTACTAGACGCTGTCAAGCTCATGGCTGGTGCATCACTGTAACCAACCGTGGGGTCCCAAAAACTTCCACTAGTTGGATCTTTGTCTAACTCTATAATATAGCAAACCCTTCTATTGTGAGCTGCTCCAAAATCTTGTATTTTTTGCTTTAAATCATCGGCATGTGCAACGTGCCCACCTTCATCATCCGCAACACTATCAGCCCAAGTACTTGCGGCTTCTTCGACGCTGTTGTTACCCGCGGTATATTCATTTCCCTCCCAAATCCGCCTTGCTCTCCACGACGTGTGGTTATACAAGTGTTTTACACTAACTGACATTATCTTATATATCTCACCATCTGGATCTCCAGAGAATCTAAAGCTTTCTAAGTTCGTTATGTTATTTACAAACTCAAGTATATCTTCATTCATAATCCCGTTAGCTTGATACGCCGGGTTCCACTGGTTGCTATGCCTGTTGAAATAATTAAGGTCATATCCGCTACCTACTATTCCAGGGCCAGGAGGGATTTCTTGCGGCTCGTTATCTGAGTTGTAGTTACCCTCAAACTCTACTTGGTTATATATGTTTAAATCAAAAGCCGTGTCAGGGCCTTGCGCGAAGTCATCCGCGGGCTGCATATCAGTTCCATCTATCGTAAGATCCGTTCCAAATTTAGTGAATACACCGCCACCCCATATACCTTGGAGTTTAGAAGCGATGCTGTTGTGACCCATACGGGTGACTCCTACTAAACCTGTTTCTACACCAAAATTTCCATCATGAAGATCTACGCCAGGGGCTAGGAAAGATAAGTGTAGGAAAAACTTACCAGTAGTATTAACCTCGCCATACGTTGTGTCAGTATTCTCACCTGACAAACTAGTCCCGCTGTATATAGTATCGCTTAACCATCGCTTGTAGCCAGCGTAAGCTCCAGTATGCTCTAAGCCGGAAATCATAAAACCGTCTATACCGTTTACAATCGCCTCATTTTCCGATAAATAGGGGTAGGGTTGTAACCCAAACCCGCTTCCAGTGACGTTTTGTGCTGCTACAGCAAACCCTTCTTGCAGCACTCCCGTCAACAGAGAACCGCTTTCTTGAGATGATGCTGATGCCGGTTCGCCAAAACGCCAACCATAATAACCGTCTGGTAAACCCGAAATTTCCGCCGCGGGTATAAAGTCTGCGTCAGGAGTAGATACAGGCCTTACAAAGTTAGCGTTAAACCCCCAGCTATAAGACTCGTATTGAGTTCGGGCTCCAAACCATCCTTCCCCAGATTCTTTAGCGTAACTACTCGGAGAGGGGTTAGAAGATACAAAAGATAGGTTATCTATAAAAAACGTTCTACCTACAGAGTTATCATCTCCTGAAAGTAAAGAAGCCCACTCCACAGCCGTATTTAACCTATCGTTTATACCACCGATACCCGTCAACGGGGTAACTGTAGGTTGTGAGCTCGTAGTACTAGAGTTTACAATACCCACCGATTCAGGAAGAACATTAACACCTGTGTTGTGAACGTCGTAAAGATAGCTTGTATCTTGAGAACTCCACACGTAAATTTGTTCAGGTGTAAACCCGGTTGAAACGGTGTCTATTAAACTATTATCCATCTTAATTTTAACGAAAAACTTACCGCTAAAATCCTCTGTACTTCTTTCATCTCGTCTTGAGATGTTAAACTTTAAATCTTCACTTAAAAAAGCGCTTGAAACTCCCTCACATAAAGCAGCGTCGCTAGAACTAATTTTTTTGCTTAACTTTAAGACATAGGTGTTAGCGTCTATAGAAACCGCGCCTAAGCTAACGCTTGAAACTCTGTATCTATCTGAGTTGTTACCATTTTTTTCCCAAGAAATAAATATGTCTTTAACAGTTTCAGCAGCTGTGGCGCCACCCATGATGCTGTGGCTTTCAGTAACCAATGGAGCTCCGCTGCAACTAGAGTTTAACCAAGCAAGTTTGTTGATATATATCGTGTCTGTTTCAACGTCTATTCTTCTAGCCGAATCTGGAAATATATGTTCAGTAAATCCATCAGTGTTATCACCTGCTAAAAGGTTTTCTTGATTACTTGCTGAAGAGTTACCAACTTCACCTAGATTAGAAAAAACAAACTTAACAGCATCTGGAGCTTCATTTTCTATATCCAGTACTTGAAATTTATTATCGTTAGTGACAAACTGATTATCATTTCCGTTGTATACTTTTTTAAGCATAATAAAATCATCCTCTAAAAGCTTATTGCGATCAGAAGAGGGTAAAGACAACCATATATGCTTGTCCTTGTTATTGAAATCAACGTGCCTAAATGGAACGTAGGCTTTATCTGTTAATAGATTATAATACTCACCAGATGACTGCTTAACATAAAACTTGTAGTAATCAGTCCAATCCGGAAGATCTGAATCTAGCTTGACGTTGAACATTAAAGACGAACTACAAAGTGTCAATCCATCATCATTCCATTTTAGTTTAACGCTGCCTTCTGGTGAGGTAAACACAGGTGTTTCTCTACCGTACTTATCTCCTAAAACAACCCCAACTTGATAATCTCTTTTTGACTTTATAGACTTTAATCCTCCTTCGTTAAAACTTCCAGATTTCCTGGGCTCATAATTAGCTGTAAGTTTAGGCTCTTCGTCAAGATAATAACCCTGCTTGTAGTTGCCATACACTAGTCTATTACCCGTAATCTCTTGCGCTAACGCCGATCTAGGTACATTGTCCCATGGTCTTAAAAGTTGACTTTCTGGTAAAGCAGCGTGGATATTCTCTGTAGAAATATTATACTTACCTTTATGCTTCGAAACCGTGCCTTGTGTTCCAATTACAAGCTGTTGAGAGCCATCTGCGGTAAACTCTTCGTCAGTGCTTTTTATATTAGCCACTGAATATACTACGTTAGAATTTTCTTGCTTATATAGTATATCTACTTGAACAACATCTTTAGGTATGTCAGACGGTACAAAGTCATATAAATCTATTGAGTCTATAACATTTGTCATAGCTCTATTATAAGGCTCTTCAGTTGTGTAGTTGTCAAATTGACCTAGCTCTAATCCGTAAATTGGATTAAAAACAACATCCGTAAAAGGTCCAAAAGCAGAGTATTCCCCGCTGTCATATTTATACCTAAAGCAAAACCTAGGGAATATCTTTTCAAATATAGACTCACTTCGTGTAGTTAAAACGCTATCAGACGTATTAATACTTACTGTTGGAGCTATACTTGGTTTCTTTTTTATAACCGTTATATGTTGCTCTTGCAGGTCTCCCGCGCTTTCACCATTAACATATAACAAAGCTGAAGGTTGATCGTTAACCGAAAGACTTGTGTCATCGTGATACTTTTTGTCTAGATCAATCTTTTTTGGTTCGGAGTTACCGTCAGTCCAGAAAAGAAAATTATCCACTATATTTATACCAGTAATATGATCACCTGTGAAATTTAAAAACCTCTCACTGCTTGACTCATGTGCGTCAACTATAACGACAAATGATTGTCCTTCGTTAAACCTAAGTATAGCGTCTCTATCGTCACCTTTAACAAACCAATATAAAGTGTTTGTCGTTTCATCTGAAATACTACCGACACAAGTATAACTCTCTGGTATAAGATCACCTATCAGAGTGTTGCCTAATATATTTTCGATAGCACCAGCGTCTGAAGTTTCAGAAGACGTAACACCTATATTTAAGGCATCCCTATATTGTCCGTTTGGAATTAATCTTTCATCAAGGTCTTTGTTCATCTTACCTTGAATAAAAGTATTTTTAATCTCAGGCATATATTAGTGTTTTATTTGTTTAGACTGACCTCTAAGTATTTGTGTTAACTCTTCTAATTTAATATTTGATAGTCTGAGTTTGGCTTTTCTAACCGCAGCAAACTTTTCTTTTTTATGAAAGTTTAATCTACCTCCGCCAATATTCAATCTAGTAGACATTAGATCATACAACATGTGTTTGTACATAGCATCTTCAGCTAACTTAGGTACCTGCATCTCTCCGTCTGTACCTAAACTATCGCTTATATAATCTAGTATAACTGTTTTTCCAGATATATTAGATGAGAAGTGTATCTTACCTAATCTTTGATCTATGAAAAAAGATCCGTTAATTTGAGCGTGGCTTGGCTCAAGACCATAACGCTCATTTGGATTTAGCCAGTGCTGCTCGTATCTATAGTCCTCAATAGAGTTTTCAGATGGAGTAGCAGATTTATAAGTATTCCAAGTTGAACTGTTTATTTCGTTACCTCTAGGAGATGTTAAGCTTTCGTTAGCCTTGTAACCCGTTACAGATATATTATCTATCTTATTTGATACAAGATGAATAGACGCGTCTGAATCATATTTTTTATGGGGAACGTAAGATGTTACTAAAGCGTACACCACGTCGTATTCCGCTACGTTTATACTATATTTAGTTTCATCGTCGCTTGACACGCCCCTCCATTCTATATAGCTACCTGCAGCCGCGCCTTCGTGTGGTATATCAAAAATTTTAAAGTCTTGGTTGTTAGATGGCCCGCTCGGATTTGAAGTGGTATCTTCGTATGGTAAGGTGTTTGCATCACCAGATCGAGTACTCAATCCAAACCTTAAAACCCCAGCTGGAGTAGCTGTAGCGCCTGAACCAGCAGCTGCTACCGCAACACCATCTGCTTTTATATCTAAATAATCTATATCAGTTACATCAAGCTTTTGCCAAACCGCTAAAGCATGTCCAAAAACCGAGTTTGACACACCTCTTCTGTGCGAAGCATGGTTAAAGCTAAGTATATTAGCATTAGCTTCTATAGTGGTGCGACCTTCTTTTGGTAGAGGTACGACTTCCCAGTTGTTTAAACCATCGTCAAACCCTGGGTTTTTAACAAACTCACTAAGACTTTCAAAAGAATATTCTCCGTTTGTCTCTTGTTTTACTTGAAATGGATTCGATGTGTGCTTTGTGGGATACACAGGTCGCTTAACACCAGCTGCGTCAACCCAAGCAATTTTAGTGTAGTTAACATAATCATGAGGAAGTATCATGGTTAATGTAGAAGGAACATCGATCTGTTGAGACTTAAAAGATTTTATAGTATCAAAAGATAATTCAGCTAAAGCCCTTTGAGCGTGAAACGCTATGTCGGTCCTACTTGCCTTCGATATAATCTTATCCTCTCCAACGTACATTATTTGGAATTGAGTTATAACATCGTCAAGCGAAACAAATTGATATCCACCATAGTCACTACCTTGGTAATACTGCTTTTGAGTTGTATCGTCTAATAACCCCATCTATTATGATTTTTCTTGTTGAATACTTTTGAGCTCTTCTTGAGCAGCTACTTGAACCATGTTGTAATCCTTAATAGCTACACCAGCTAATTGAAGGATTTTTGTAACTAGGTTTTTCTCTTCCGAAGGGTGTAACTCAAAGTCTTGCTTATCTTGAGCACCAGGATTCCATAAGGCTTGGTTGTTAACTATTACATACGTCCAGTTAGGGTTTTTAGGTGTTCTAATGTAGCTAACTTGGACTTTATACGGTACAGGGTATACAGACATCTTGCCTCCAGCTAGGATATACACAGGTCTTTTAACTGAAGGTTCAGTGAGTTTCGATGAATTACGTAAGTAGTACTCTTCAAGCGAGCTGAGCTCTTCAGCTAACGCTATTTGTTTGCTTTCATCTTCAGCCCATACACTTTCTACTTTGTGCAAGTCTTCTACGTCTGGGAAATCTATAAGCTCTCCACCCCACATTTTCTTAAACACAGACACTTTTTCTTCTATAATATCCCTAGGGTCTGATATAACGCTGTTGTTACTTGGTATTCTGTAGAACTGGTTTAGATCATAGAAGTACTGCTCAAATATTGAGTTCTGAGCGTGATTGGCGAATAAGTTAAACTCCTGCGGAGTTATGTAACCTCGTTGTTCTTTATTAGCTAACGCTAACACTGTTTGATACACTCTATCTACACTTATTGCCATAATTCTTTTTTTGTAGTTTTGCAACCACCCCGAAGGGTAGTTGCATCACCATTTTTGATTATTAATTTAATCGTTTCTCTATATTGGAGTATATCTCCATTCCCTCATCAGTCTTAAACCACTGAGCTAAAGCTGAATACGGGTGCTCATCAAAAGGAACTGTCATTAACTTTCTGTCATTACTTCCCCATGAGAACGTTCTTTGATCAGAGGATAGTTTGATAATCCCCATTTCTGTAGCTTTGATACCAAAGTTTCTAAGTACCACGTTTTCATCATTAACTAATTCTAAGAACAGTTTAGGGTTTTTCTTAGCATACAATAACAAATCACGTTTAAGCTCCTTAGAACTCATGTTAGACACTCTAGAGCCAAGTTCTACTCTCATGACTGCTTCAGCCATGTCAATATCCATGTTAATTGCTGAGTTTAAGGCTTCTATCTCAAGCTCTATTTTGTCAACTTGGTTTTCCGCTATAACAGATGGTTTATGCTCTTCGTATATAACATCTTTTAGCGGGTGGTATAACGAAAGAAGTTTTTGTAGCACCACTTTGTTTTTTGGAACGGCTAAATTGCCGTTTCTAAATATAATATGCTCTAATCTTTGATCTCCTTTCATCTCATCAACAAAACAAGTTGTCTGGTTAGAACAGTACTTAACTTCTCTTTCGTAACCTTTTTCTTGGTCAAACCAGTAGGTGTTACTACCCTTTAATAACTTTGATAAAGGTGTTTTGCCTTTTAAGTGATAGATTCTATCTTTGATTTCCCATCCATCTTCAGATCTTGGATTTTTCGGTTCCACTCGTTTTGTCTTAGGCTCCACGTAGATTTCTTTAGGAGCTTCTTCAACCACAACTGGTTCTTCTACATAAGGTTCTTTGACCTCTACTTTTTTTGTTTGCTTTTTAGCCATAATATAATATAATAAAAAATTAATATAAAACTACCCCTCCCGAAGGAGAGGTAGTTTCACCAAATATACTTATCTTAGTTCAACAACATAAAGTTGTTTGCTCCCTGTACAACTAAGCATCGCTCAGTTAGGAAGTTCACTGTCATCGCGTCAAGATCAGATGTAACTGCTCCAACAGAACCAGTAGTCCAAGTCTTCATTTTACGTGACTCAGTAGCTGAAGCTCTGAAACGGGTGTGTAAGAAAGGACGCTTGAGATTTCTGCCTAAAACATCGTCATACACAGAGGATACCCCAGCTGGAATAACCACACCACGAACAGCACCAGCGGTGTTTCTAGCGTTAATACCACCACGTGTAGCTAGATCGTTCAAGTAGCGGAAGTCAGACTTGTAAAAATCGTATGATCCGCGACGGAAACCTGAGAAACCAAGGTTTAGAGCCATGTCCTCAGAGTTGTCAAATACTCCGTAAGAAGTACCACCAGCACCGTAGGAATTCATTGAAGCGAGCATGTCATCCATAGCTAGTGATGTAGCTCGGTTAAGGAAAAGCATGTTTTCTTCAATAGCACCGTTCTTATCAAACTCAGCTAAAATTGCGTCAAATTCAGCTAAATCAGTAGCCGCGTTAACACCGGTAATACCAGAAGACTGGTGACCACGTGACTCAATAGCCGCGAATAAACCTTCAGTACCTTGGAGTTCATTAACGTCATTAGCACCGCTAAGAGCAATAGAAGCAACAGCAGCTTTTTCAGACTCAATCATCGCCATTTCAACGTAGTCCATAAAACGAGAGCGAGTATCTCCTTCAGCTTTTAGGTACCAGTAGTAACCGTTTTGCCCATCTTCACCAGAAACTTCCACCCAACCAACTTGAGAAACATCAGAACCAGAAACCTGGTACATATCTTTCATGATAATTGGTTTGTTGGTAAATGTAGTAAAAGAAGGCTCGTTAGACCCAACTTTACCAGCAGTTCCTTTTGCGTGCTCTGAACCATAAACTAGTACAGTAACAGCGTCATCAGCTCCAAAACCAGCATCGTCAAGATGCTCATGAGAGTAAGGCACAGCTGTGATAAAGTCTGTTGACCCAGTGTTCTGTCCACCACCAGTATCTGAATTGATTTGAGAAACGTAACACTGAACCGTGAGAGCGGAAGAAGCTACCAAAATAGTATCTCCAACGCGAACACCGTGAGTGGTTCCTACGTCTTGATCGTCAATATCAGTATCTAATTGAATAGTACTAACTGTGTTTGTTCCGATTGTTCCTTTGTATGAAAGGTGTAATCGACCTTGTTCTGACCAAATAACTTGGTCTGCAGCCATAGCTTCTTCAGCTCCAACTTGAGCGAGAAAACCAGAGATTGTTCTTTTACCGAACACTTCGGCTTCCTTTTCCATTAGATCTGGAAGGTATTGCTGCGCCCATCCATTATTTTGGATGTCTAAATAATTCTCAGATAGAGCTGTCTTTACAGCACCGGCTCTTGTCTGAGTTGCAGGTGTAATTGCCATTTTTCTTAATTTTTAAATTGTTATTTTTTATTTTTCATTTTGAACTTAAAAGAGGCAGAATCATCACCTAACACTCGAACTTTCATGCCGCCGGTAGTCGTTTCTTTATGTGAACCTCTGGGATCCATATCAATATTTTTCGACTTCCGAACACTGTCTTTCAGTGCATCGGCTTTTCCTTGTTCATAGAAATGTTGAGCAACTGCATCGGAATTCATCGCTGTATACAACGCCTTGTGGTATCCTTTAGCATCTGAAAGCGATTTATTTTCATCGACAAACTTTGACATGAAATTGTTTATATCACTCTGCTTAGCTTTCACACCATCGACATCCTTAACGTTGAATCGATATTTTTTTTCTCCGACGTTGTATTCAAAACCTTTGAATTTGTCGTTAAAAAGATTATTAGTCTTTTGTTCAAAAACATCACTACTACGTTTGACAGCTTGATTAGTCTGCTCTGACTCTTTATTGTATCGGTTGAAGAAATCAATTGCCTTCTGCTGCTCACCTGTGAGTTTGCTTCCAGCTTTAATCTCTTCGTAATATTTAGACTTTTGCCCGTCTAAGTAGGTCTTGGCCTCGGCAACTTGCTCTTTGAGGGCCAATTTTTTACGTTTAATATCTCTTTCATCATCTATATCTTCATCATATGAAAATCCATCTTCTATAAGAAAATCAATTTCATCTGAAGCTAGATGAGGTTTAGTTCTTTGGTAGTACTCCCGTAAAGCATCTTGATCACTTAAATTACTAGTGTCTTTATTTAGCTTAACGTAGTCTTCTAGGTCTCCACCTGTTTCATCCATAAAGTTTAGCAACTTCTGAACGTTTTCTGGTATAGCTTTCCCTGACTCTTCATTAGCGTCAAGGGCTTCTATTACTTCTTCTTCTGTGACAGTTTCCTCATCGGTAATTTCCTCAAGGGTTGGTACCTCATCGCTAGCGTTCTCTTCTTGTGTAACTTCTGCAACAACTTCTTCGAGATCAGTTTGGTTCTCATCTACTGTTTCTGATTCTGTTTCTATTGGTTTACTTAAATCTATTTTAATGACGTCATCATCATCTTTGCTTTCAAATTTACTTAAATCTACCTCGGGTTTCTGCTCCTCAGCAACCTCTTCTTGAGGTGTTTCTTGAGTAACCTCTTCGATCACTTCTTCGTTTTTTACTTCTTCCATAATATAATATAATAGTTATTTAATAATTTACTGCGCCCCAAAGGCTTCTAAGCCAAATCCACCACCTATAGTATCATTACCTGCGGATTCAAACTTTTTAGGTGGTTTTCCGCTTTTTCTTTGGTCTATAAGTTCGCTTTGTTGGGATGCTTGTATCTTTGTTCTTTCGTCTTTTCTATCTTCCTTTTGGCTCTCTCTATCTTTGAGCCCACTAACCTCAATACCTTTCAACTGCATGTTGTACTGAAACTCAAGTCCCATAAGTTCTTTTTTAGCAGCCATCTCTAACTGTAACTTTTGAGCGTCAGCCTGTGATTGAGCTTGAAGCAGTTGAACTTTACTCTGTGTAATAGCGGATTGCTTTTGAACTTCTGCTTGAGCTGAAGCTTGAGCAGCGGCTTGGTTAGACTGTGTTTGAGCCTGTATGTTTTCTAGCTGTTGCTGTCTGTCACGTTCTATTTTTTTGTTACGCCTTATCTTTAGTAGCTGATTGGCTAACTTTAAGTTTTTTACTTCTCTAATATCTATAGCGTCTTCTAGTTCAATTCCACCTTGTTGAAGAGCCATTTGAACGTTGTTTTCTAGCAACTGCTTTTCTTCTTCGTCAGGAGATAGTTCTATAAAAATACCGAAATCGTGTAGATGCAGTTCTGATACCTCTTCTAATTTTGCTACATTGCGGTGCCCGATTGACTCAATAAAAGCTTTCTTAGTAGGTGAATACTCTATGACATCAGATATTCTTAATGATAACTTTTCAGCTGTTTCAGCTGTAAGAAGTAATCCAGCTTGCAGGATATGCCTTGTAGCTGTATTAGAGTTAGCTGCGGCTATTTTTTGTATTCCAACTAAAGCGTTTTTATCAGGTGTACTACCGTCTCTAGCTTCATTTAGACCAGTGACATCACGAATCATCTGCAAGTAATAGTTATACGTCTGTATCAAAGACTGTAGTTTAGCGCCTTTGCTACTAGACTGTATTTCTTGAATAGGTACTTTACCAGGGTTCATGTCACCTTCAGAGGTGAAGCTTCTACCTATAACACTACCAGTTTGAAAGAACATGTTAAGAGCTTCCTGTGGGTTATAGTTAGTGCCATTACCTAAATCAATTTCGGCTAAACCATCTGCATCTAAATAAACACCATCTGGAACCATCTTAGCCATAACTTGCTGTAGCTTGAGATGAGTAAGCTGTATCATATCAGCAAAACCAGTTATTCTACTAACTAAACTTTTGATTCTACCTTTGTACATCCTAGGAGCTACAATACTGTAGTTCATTTTAACTTTGTTAAAATCACTCTTAGAGCGAATCATGTTTTTAGACAACTCCCACTTAAGTATTTTATCACAACCAAGAACCATAACCCCATCGTAAAGAACTTCCAGCTTCTTAGCTTCTCTAGTGAAGTTACCGTCCATGTTTTCCGGAGGGTTAAACCTATCGGTTTTTTCTATAGCTTTATCTCCTCCGCTTCCTGTCTGCTTAATCTTATAAACCTCACTATTGTAGGTTTTGTAATTGAAATAAAGCACATGCACAATGTTGTCATCCCTAAGACTACTTCGTGAATTATATCTATAAGTATTATTCTTGTTGTTTTTGCTTACAATTTCGTCAATCTCACTATCTGTTAAGTGAGGAAACTCTCTGACTAATTCGTTGATCGGTAAAGCTTTAACTTCACCAACGTAATATATGTCTTCAAAATAAGGTGATTCAGTGTGAGAATAAACGACGTTAGCTGGATCAACATAATCCACTACGACGCCTTCCGATTTATTAAACCCTGTTTTAACAACTCCAATACCTAAAACTGTTAAATCATGAAAAAATCTTTTCTTAATTAATTCATAGTTATTTCCTTCTAGCAAAACGCTAATAGCTTGCTCCTCCGCTATCTCGATAGCCTGCTTATACTGCAACTGCATATATAGCTGCAACTCTTCATCTGATTCAGGTAGAACCTGCATGCTACTTTGTGTAGTATCAACACCTAACTCCTGCATCATTGAGCTATCAAACCCCTTCATTTGCATATCACCAGTAACAGTGTCTATAAAATTGTTTCTTTTTTCTGATCCACCAGCGTCTATAGAGAAAGCCTTTACGTCATAAGTTCTTTCAGCTATACCGTTAACAACTATATCAACAAACTTAGATATAATAGGTACCGGTGTCCAATCTAAATTAAGATACGATAAATCACCGTTAATAGATAACTCATCTTTATATTTTTGTATAGACTGCTCTCCTCTAGCGTACAGCCTGAGTTTATGAAAATCATTTGCATTAGTAGTATACCTACTAGCGCTAGTTTCTCTACTAAACCACTCAGCGCTTATAGCTTTAGCAATTTTCTCTCCATACTCAATAGAGTTCTTTTCGTCATCGCTAACGTTTTGCTTTGGAAAATTAACATGTACTGACTCAGCCATATTTTACTTTATTATTTCGGAATTAAATCCCTTGTTGTTGTATTTAGATATATTCAGGTCTAACGGTTTTCTTTCTACTTTAGCATTAGGGGCATACAAATGTCTGTTGCAAGCCATAATAGCTAAACCAGAGCTTATAGAAGCATCGTGCTTTGTTCTTTTGTTTATATCAAACTTAGCCCAGTCGTTTAACAACTCGTTAAAGTAAACAGTACCGTAATTACCTTCACCTAAATGTCCTACGTGTCCTTGTATGTACATCTCTATAGCTGAGGCGTGAGCTTGTTTAATATCTTCACTTGAGTTTGGTATACCACCCACTTCTTTTTCAGCAACTGATAACTTCTTCCAAGTTTTGTCTGGTCTGTTCATGCTATACCCTCTATAACCTCTTCGGCGCAAATAGTACAGTAGTCTTGGCTTGTTGTTCTCTGCTAATAAAGGCATACCATAAAATACTAATGCCATTAACACATCTTCAAAAAATATTTCTGCGGTTTGGGGTCTTGCTATATACTCTAAGAAAAACGTACTCGAAGGCGCGTCTTCCATAGAAAACTTTGTTAGTCCATGAAGTGATCCTTTTGAACCCTTGCCATCAACAGTACCGCTAATATCATAACTATCACAGCCAAACGCGCCAACGTGATCATTCCCTGGGAACTTAACACCATTTTTTATTATTTGTTTATTTTGTAAGTGAGATGGGGGAACCCAACTAACTTTAAATCTTCCACCTGGATCTGGGTGGAAAACCACCTTAGAATCCTTAATACCGTTTACCCAACTAAAACTTCCAGTCGTAGTATGAGCAGCATGTCTACTACCTTCGTTGTAGTCTATCTGCTCGTATATCTTCATTAAGTTAAAGATACTGTTTTTACTTTCATCTCTGAAAGCATGCTCTGTAGTTCTAGGAAACTGTCGGTAAAACTCGTTTAAAGCATCTTGATCA